ACAAGGAGATTGACATGGCTAACACAACTTTTTCGGGTCCAGTCCGATCTGAGGGTGGCTTTACTACAATAAGTAAAGACGCTACAACTGGAGCAATTACTACACAATCAAGCATTAACTCAAGTGGTATAGCATCTTTCGATGCAAACACTTTAGCAACAGAAGCAGGTACTGGTATAACAACTGGTTCTGGAACTATTTATAGAAGTTCTATTCAAAGAGTTGGTGGTATTATTACAACTAAAATTTTAATTGACTTAACTGGTTTAAGATCTACTGCTGGTGGTGACATCATTGGTGTCAATGGAACTGCATTGGTTTGTCATATTGGTCAAATAACTGCGGCACAAAACGGAACTATCTTAACTGGTAGTATGGAATGTTTTGAAGCACCAACAGGTGGTGATCCAGATATTAACATACATTCAGCTACAGAAGGAACTGGAGTAGAAGATGGTGCTATTAGTGGATTAAGTGAAACATTATTGGTTAACGCAGGTGATGCAACATTAGGAAGTAAGGTTTACTTTACTGCCGTTCCAGCAGCCGATGAATTTTTATACTTAACTTGTGGTACAACTACAGACGGTGACTTTACAGCAGGTAAGTTACTCATTGAATTAATGGGTTACGCAGCATAATAGGAGATTAGCATGGCATCTAGATCTGATGTAAAAGCGTTTAATCATGACCAAGGAGACGATGCAGCTGTTGTAGGTCCTGCAAGATCAAGGATAAGACAAGTTGTAATCTTTGGAAATTCTGCTGGTGTGTTGACTATTAAAGATGGATCAGGTGGAGCAACTATATTGCTCCAAAGTTTTCCTACTGGATTGCATACCTTAAACATTCCAGATGCAGGTGTGTTAGCTGAAAGTGGAGCATATATACATGGTTTTACTGGCAGTGGTAACAAGTTGACTGTATTCTTGTCATGAATAGAAAGAGGGATAAACAACCTCCAAAAACTAAAAAGTATTTTCGCTCCACTAAAAGTGGGGCGGGAATGACTGCAAAGGGTGTTGTTAAATATCGTAGGGACAATCCTGGAAGTAAATTAAAAACAGCAGTTACTGGTAAAGTAAAAAAAGGTAGCACTGCTGCAAACAGACGCAAATCTTATTGTGCACGATCAGCAGGACAAATGAAAAAATTTCCTAAAGCTGCAAAAAATCCTAATAGTCGTTTAAGACAAGCGAGGCGTAGATGGAAGTGCTAAAAATAAAACAATTAATAAATGGAGTTTCTGTTGTTCTTGTTGCGGGTTCTATTGTTTGGATTGTTACAACTCTTATTGAAGTAGATAAGAGAACAGCGTTAACAGAAATGAAAGTTTCTGAAAACCACAAAATGATAAAGCCTTTGTGGGAAGATTTTATTAGGAGAAATACAAATGGTCATGTCGAGAGGCTCGATGAGCAAACAGATTTCAAAGTCCGTTTCAAGTGGAAATAGAAAGAAAAAAAGAAAAAAACGAAAAACAAAAAATATTCAAAGGAAGTCCTGTTAAGTATTGTTTAAAATGTGGGCGAAAAAAATGGTCTTGTAGATGTTATAGGGTCAGTGGATTTGAGGAATTAAGAAATGCCAAAAGACGCATGTTATCACAAAGTAAAAGCAAAGTTTAAAGTTTTTCCTTCCGCTTATGCTGGAGGAGCCATTGCAAAGTGCCGTAAAGTAGGGGCCGCAAATTATGGTAAATCAAAAAAGAAAGCAGATGGTGGTGTAATTACTGCTAAAAATGGTAAGGCTTTTACAAAAAGAAAATCAAAAAATAAAAATATTGCAAGAGGTTGTGGTCAAGTTTTAAATGAAAGACGTAAAGTCACAAAGTATTCATAATGGCAGTAAGAAAAACAAAAGCGGGATTAGCCTTAAAAAGATGGTTTA